GCTATATGATTGTGACGAAGAAATACTAAACAACGTTACTGAAATTGAATACCAAATGACTAAAGCAGCTATTGAATGTGGGGCAACAATTGTAACATCCACCTTTCACCGTTTTTTACCTCATGGAGTGAGCGGTGCAATAATAATTTCGGAATCCCATCTAGCTATTCATACTTGGCCTGAATATAAATATGCCTCGTTGGATATCTATACATGTGGAGATTCCGTTAATCCCTGGGTAGCTTTTAATTATTTAAAAGATGCTTTTAAATCTGGTAGGCAAGAAGTAATTGAAAATAAAAATATATATATATAAGGGGGTAATACCTATGGAAGAGAATGAAAAGATAAAATTGGGTGAGGAATACATTGTGATTCATATTGACCCAGAAAACATGGCTATGGAAGCTGAATTTACGCATGAACACACATATGATGTGTTGTTGACCTACTTAGCGTTTATAAACAAATTATGGATAGAATCAGCAATTGAAGCACTTGAAATTGACCCAGAGAAAGAAGAAGACTTTGTAGATGAAATTTTAGATATTATTAAAGAAGTAGTAAAAACATCGTTTGGTAATGATGATGAAGTCACTACAGAAGATGATAACTAGAGAAGAAAATACAATTCTTATTAAAGCTCATATTCCCTGTCAATACTGTGGCTCCAGTGATGCTGGAGCCCTTTATTCCGATGGCTTCTATTGTTTTTCTTGCAACACCTATGTTCCAGCAAAAGGAGGCAAACAAAGTGTGGAAGCTGATGAAGTAGTAAAGGATATTATTTCCTATGGTTACGCTGAAATTCCTGAACGTGGCTTATCAGAGGAGGTGTGCCGTTTTTACGATTATGGCATAGGTCGCTATAACGGTCAAATTGTGCATGTAGCAAATTACCGTTATGGCAGCAAACGTAAGCAACACATCCGAACTCCCGATAAGCAGTTCTTTTGGCTTGGAGGTGGCACTGCCCATGTAGAGCTGTTTGGGCAGCATTTGTATCAGAAGCAGCCATATCTCATTATCACTGAAGGAGAAATAGACTGTCTTACAGTTGCTCAGTTAAAGTTAAAGCAGTTTTTGGTAGTTAGCGTGCCTAATGGTGCTGCTAATGCTACCAAAGCTGTTCTTGATAACTATGACTTCATAAGACAGTTTGAATTGATATACCTTTGGTTTGATACCGACAAAGCTGGGCAGCAGGCGGTGGAAAAACTGGTAATGCAGCTTCCACCAGGAAAGGTATATATTATAGACTCTGCACCGTATAAGGACGCTAATGAAGTGTTTCTTGCTTCGGGTGCTAATGCTGTCTTAAATTATATAAAGCAAGCTAGGCTATATCGCCCAGACCACCTAATCAGTGTTGAAGAAATGGACCTAGAGAAGGTTATGAAGACTCCAGAGAATGAAAACTTCAAGGTAGGTTTCAATCACTTCAATAACTTTTATATGGGTCTTCGAAAGCATGAGTTGACTATGATAGGTGCTGGTACAGGAGTAGGCAAGAGCACCTATATGAGACAGCTTGCTTATGACCTTCTAATGCTTAATCCCAGTGTTAAGATAGCATATATAGCCCTTGAAGAAACTGTTACCAAAACCTTGTTAGGCTTTGTTGCTATGGACAATAATGTTGCTCTTGGTGATTTATACTTAAATAGAGAGCTAATACCACCTGAGTCCATGAAAGCAAGCATAGGAAAATTTAAAGAGCGCTTATTGTTCTACGACCATTTTGGCTCTATTGACCCTCTTAATATGTTGCAGAAGATAGAATATCTAGCAAAGGCGGAAGGGATAGACTTTATATGTCTAGACCATTTAACTATCCTTATCAGCGGACTAGAAATTCAGGATGAAAGAAAGGCTATCGACGTATTCCTTACCCGCCTTAGAAGTCTTATAGAGAATACTAATATTGGAGTAATCATGATAAGCCATATCTCGAACAATAGTGCTTATCGGGGTAAAGCCCCTGAAGAGGGTGGTAAAATTTCTATAAAAGACTTCAGAGGGTCGGGGTCCATTGGACAGCTTAGTGACAATGTTATCAGTCTTCAGCGAAACATTGTTGCTAAGCAGCCTGAAGACAGAAGGCGTACTGAAGTGTACGCTCTGAAGAATCGATTATTTGGTGAGAATACAGGATTGATGGGAACGCTAGAGTATATTTCAGGAAAGCTTTATGAAACTGAAGTATATCATGCATAGTAAAGGAGGTGAAACAGTATGTCTAAGCAATCAATGGCTATATTTGATATAGAAACAGACTCATTAGACCCTGCTGTAGTATACATAATTACTGTGTTTGATATGCAATCTGAACAGATAATGATGTTCTTAAACCCTTTAGAAGGCTTGAACAAGTTGAACAGTTATGATATACTTATTGGGCACAATGTAGTCAACTTTGACCTTCCAGTACTAGCAAAGTTATATCAATTCAAGCCTAGAGAAGATGTACAAGTTTGGGATACATTAATCATGTCAAGGTTATTATTTGGAGACTTGTATAACCTTGAGGAACGTTTCTATCCTCAATGGAAACTAAAGCTGCCTCCTAGACTTAGGGGCTCTCATAGCTTAGAAGCATGGGGATTGCGTTTAGGAGAGCTAAAGGATACATGGGGAGAGCAGCGCACGGATTGGGTTATGACATCTGAGAATCAAGAAGAGTTTTTAAACTACACACGACAGGATGTGAGGGTTACAAAAGTCTTGTTTGACTTTCTATACCCACTCATCCAAAATGTTTGGGAGCCTTTCCTGATGGAAACAGAAGTAGCAAAGATTATACAACGACAAATAGCTTATGGCTTTGCTTTTGATATTGAAGCAGCTAAGAAACTTTTGGGAAGCTATTACAAAGAAATGGCTGATATAGAAAAAGAGCTCCAAAAAGCCTTTCCACCTTGGGAGGAGCAGGCTGGAGTGTATAGGAAAGCTAATAAAGCGAAGGGAATTAATGCTGGTGACCCTAAGATGGTTAAAGTTAAGTTTAATCCAGGGTCAAGAAAGCATATAGCCCTCAAGTTGCAAGAGAAATATAGTTGGACACCTCAGAAATTTACAGAATTAGGCAACCCTATCATTGATGAAGAGGTATTGAATTCCCTTGATTATCCTGAAGCAAAACTACTTAGTCGTTATTTAAACCTTCAAAAGTTAGCAGGATTGCTTGCGGAGGGCAATCAGGGAGTGCTGAAACACATCAAAGCAGATGGTAGGGTCCATGGTACCGTTAACACTCTAGGCGCTGTATCTAGACGCATGACACATTCATCTCCTAACGTTGCCCAAATGCCTACAGATTCAGAGTTTCGAAAGCTATTCATTGCTCCCGATGACAACCGTTGCTTGGTTGGGATAGATGCTAGCGGGTTAGAACTGCGTTGTTTAGCTCACTATTTAGCACGCTATGACAATGGTGTGTATGCTCACCAAATTCTGCAGGGAGATATACACACTTATAACCAGCAAGCGGCAGGTTTGAAAACCCGCGCGCAAGCAAAACGTTTTATTTATGCGTTTCTTTATGGCGCTGGTACATCTTTGCTAGCTCAGATAGCAGAAATACCAGAGTCTAAAGGAGCAAAGTTGAAGCAAAAATTTTTAAATAACATTCAAGGTTTACCAGCACTGATAGAGGATGTCCAAAATAAAGCCAAAGGAAGCTTTATTAAGAGTCTAGATGGAGTCCCATTGTTTGTTAGAGACTCTTATAAAGCACTTAACCTACTATTACAGAGTGCGGGTGCCATTGTTATGAAAAGAGCGCTGGTAATCTTAGACAACTCATTGCAATCTAAAGGATTTATTCCAGGGCAAGATTATGAGTTTGTAGCTAATATTCATGACGAATGGCAGATAGAAGCTAAGAAAGAACTTGCCAATATTATTGCTGAAGAAGGTGTCAAAGCTATCAAAGCTGCAGGAAGATTTTATAACTTTAGATGTCCGTTAGATGGTGAGGCTAAAATAGGTATGAATTGGGCTGAAACCCATTAGAAAGGAGTGAGAGCATGAAGGTTTTACTAATAGATGGGGACATTGTTTTATTTCAAGTAGCTTTCAAGTCTCAGCAAAAGATGTTTGATAAACTAATTGTTGATGATATTATAATTGCTCAAGAACGCATTGATGACTTTATACGCGATTTGGTTCAGCGTACTGAAGCAAGAGAATATTTAGTATGCCTCAGCGGGTTTAATAACTTTCGCAAGCAGTTAAGTTCCACTTATAAACTCAACCGTGCTGATAAAGAAAAGCCTGAGTTGCTTTCAGAGCTTAGAGCATATGTGGAAGCTGAATATCCTTGTTTGTATATAGATAATTTGGAGGCTGATGATGTGATAGGTATATTGGTTTCCAAAAGAGATAAAGAGTATATAATAGCTTCTACAGACAAAGATATGCAACAAATATCCTCTACACACTATAACTGGCGTAAGGATACATTGTTTACTATTACTCCTGAAGAAGCTACACGTTTCTTTTATCAACTGGTGTTACAAGGGGACCCAGGTGATGGTTATTATGGAGTCCCTGGAATAGGAAAGGTAAAAGCTAGGAAACTATTGGATGAAGTAGAGCCTGAACACTATTGGAAAACTGTTGTTGAAACTTATCTGAGTCACGGTCTTACCTATGATGACGCTTTAATGACAGCAAGGCTGGCTTTTATTCTTGATAAGGACCACTATGACTGTAAGACCAAAAGTGTAAAACTTTGGACACCACCAAAAGAAAAGGAGGTAGAACAAGTATGATATTTATTTATTACAGTGATGAAGATTTACAACCCTTATTTAATCCAGGTGATGTAGGTATTGACCTTAGGAGTGCTGAAAATTTTGTTTTAGAACCTGGGGAAATACGCGTTGTACCTACTGGTGTATCATGGGATGTCTCGTTGTCATCAATATATGCTACTATAGTGGGGCGTTCGGGATTGAATTCTAAAGGCTTAATAGTTTTAACAGGAGTTATAGACCCTGATTATACTGGTGAATGGAAGGTTGTTTTATTCAATGCAACAAAATATCCCCAATTAATTGCAAGAGGTGATAGAATAGCTCAAGCATTAATACATTCTGTACCTTCTGAAAATATTAGCTTATATCAGGGACAATCTAAAAGGGTTACGCTAAGAGGAACTAATGGATTTGGTAGCACAGGAATAAACTAAATAAGGAGGATGAAAACATGGATATTGCAAGCTTTTACAGTGATTTGGTATTTAAAAGAACTTATGCAAAGTCCTTTAGGGAAACGTGGGAAGAAGCTGTTAAACGATATGAAGAACACTTTTGGCAGTTTGTTAAACCTGAAGTTGCAAAAGATTATGTTACAGCTATAGCATTGTTTAAAAGCAAAGATATTTTAGGCTCAATGCGTGGGTTAGCTTCAGCAGGCAGGGCGCTTCCATACTATCCAGAAGCTATCTACAATTGTAGTTATCTAATTTTTGATTCATGGGAAGCTTTTGCTGATATGTTTATTTTACTAATGCTAGGAGTAGGTGTAGGCTATAGTGTTGAAAAGGCTAGCATAAAACTTCCTCCTAGACCTACAAAGTTTAGAGAAGGCAATATTACCATTGTTGTTGGGGACTCTAAAGAAGGTTGGCGTGACGCATTTTTATCTTTGCTCTACAATCTTCAAGGTGGAATGATACCTAAATTTGATTATAGTTTGATTAGACCAGCTGGAGCTCCTCTAAAAACATTTGGAGGTACAGCCAGTGGACCTGAGCCTTTACGCTTTCTTTTTGACAAGACAATAGAGTTATTTACCACTAAGCCTGGAAAGCAATGGACACCAAAAGAAATATTTACGCTAGCTAATCTTGTAGCAAATACAGTCATATCAGGAGGCGTCCGCAGGAGTGCTTGTATAGCTTTAGCTGATTATGAGGACGCTTTTAACCTTAAATATGATGGCTTTTGGGAAACTGAGCCGTGGTTGGCATATTCAAATGTCTCAATTGCAATAGATAATACTATTGAGGTTAATGTAAAAGACCTAGTACACCATTGGAAAGCAAATAACATTGGTGAGCCTGGAATTTTTAATCGAAAATATGCTAAAGATAAGCAATGGGTTAAACTTAGAAGGGATTTATACGATGAACAATTTTTAGGAACTAATCCGTGTGGCGAAATAATCTTGCGACCATTTCAATTCTGTAACTTAACTGAAGTCCATGTAGAACCTGATGACACAAAAGAAACGCTTATTGTAAAAGCAAAGATGGCTACACTACTTGGAATATTACAGTCATTAAATACAGATTATACAGCAGTATTAGACCCACGATGGAAACAAAACGCTGAAACTGAACCCTTGTTGGGAGTATCTTTAACAGGCTTAAGAAATCATCCAATACTTAGTGAACACTCTTTCAATACCGAAAGAATACTAACAGATTTGCGTAGAGAAGTTCGTGAATATGCTAAACAAGTAGCAGAAATATATGGACTTCCTGAAATAAAAGCCATTACAACTGTTAAGCCTAGTGGCACAGCCAGTCAAATTCTGGGCACCACGCCTGGATTACATAACAGTTTTGGGCGTTATGTAATTAGAAGGTTACGAATTAACAAAAATGACCCACTGGTGGACTATCTAAAAAGCTTTGGGTTTGAATTGTTTCAAGATGTGTATAACAATGAAACCTTAGTTGTGGAATTTCCTCTTGAATATCCTAACCATAGGGATAGAGACGTAGTAGAACAAATTGAGTATTATTTAATGATGGAATGGGTATGGGCAGACCATAATCCGTCCACTACTATCACGGTTAAGAATGATATAGAGTGGGAAATAGTGGAAGATTGGCTAAAGCAACATTTGGACAAAATTGTTGGAATAACGTTCCTACCAGATAATAACTCCTTCCCGCAAGCACCTTATGAAGTAATAGACAAAGAAACCTATGATTCTATGGTAAAGAAACTTCGGAAAGCTTCCAAAAAGAAAGCAGAGTTTCTTATTGATAGCTCAGTCTTAGAAAGTCATAGCAACACTTCAGCAGCATTTGCCTGTTCTGCTGGAGGAGATTGTGAAACAAATGTTTTGTAGTATTTATTAGGATTACAAAAGTTACCTAAGCGTAGGAGCCCCTAGGAGCCTTTGGGTGTTGTCGTATGACAGATTACCTTGGTTGCTATAACAAAATGGATTCTAGGGGCAATGAGAGGGTATAGCATTAAGATTATAATTAAAGGGGGTGACTGAAATATATGGAAGATAGAATAGGAATCCCATTGTCTGCAGAAGACCTAGTGAAATATTTAGACAAGCTATATCCACCTAAATGTCCAAATATTGCGGATAATGATAGAACTATATGGATGTATGCGGGCAAGCGTGAACTTATTGACGCTTGCTTGGAATTATATAATCTAAAGGAGGAGGATAAGAATGGAAGAGTTGAAGGAAACTTCTTTGAAAAGTAAGTTTCAGAAGTTGGCAATGCGTAAGCAAAGTTTAATGAACATTGCTGAAACTTGTTCAGCATTAACACTCCAATATATTTTTCCACCAAATAATAATGATAATCAGCCTTTGTACCAACCGTGGCAATCAGTTGGAGCACGAGGAGTAAACAATTTATCATCAAAACTATTGTTAGCATTGCTTCCTCCCACTGGGGGATTTTTCACATATAAGCTGGATGAAGCTTTAAGGGCTTCACTGCCTAGAGATGTTGTAAACTCTGCTGAGGACTATCTAACACTGTTAGAGAAGATGACTATGCAAGAACTGAACCAGCTATCAGTAAGATATACGTTATCAGAAGCGTTGAAACATCTTATTATCACAGGAAACGTGGCTCTGTGGTTTAAAGATGACAAGCTAAAGTTGTATAATTTGAGAGACTACGTGGTAGTCCGTGATAAAGCTATGAACCTTACTGAAGTTATCCTTAGGGAAACTGTAGATAAAGACGCGCTCCCTAAAGCCCTCAGAGACTTTATAGCTCAACAGAACATAGCTTCAGCAGCTGATATACAAAGTGCAGCTTCAGGCTTAAGCAGCGATATGTATGACATTTTTACCGCTGCTAAGCTCACAGATGGTAAGTGGGAGATGTGGCAAGAAATAGGAGAGCTAGAGGTCCCTAACACAAGGAAGTGGGTAAAGATATTACCTATCCTTGTGTTGCGTTGGACTAACAACGAATATGGACATGGACTGGTTGAACAGGTACTAGGAGACCTGTTAAACCTTGAGAGCCTTTCTAAGGCGGTCACTAACTCAGCGCTAGCTGCTGCTAAGACTATATTTCTTGTGCGTCCTAGCGCTGAGACTAATATAAATTTGATAAAGAATGCTAAGAACGGTGACATCATCATTGGTAACAAGGATGATGTTGGCACCATGGGCGTTAGTTCTTATGCAGACTTAAAGACAGCGCAGGAGCAGATAATGCAACTAGAAAATCGTATTAACCAAATGTTCCTAGTGTTCAATCCACGTAGCGCTGAAAGGGTTACCGCTGAAGAGATTAGAAGGCTTACTGAAGAGTTAGAGGCGTTGTTGGGAGGTGTCTACACTCTATTGGCTGAAGAATTACAAAAGCCATTATTACAGCTTATTAGAGAAAAGATACAAAAAATTCTTCCCCAACCTCCCGAAGAAGATGTAAAACTTGTTCTTACCAGTGGATTTGAAGCACTGGCTAGGACAACTGAATTAAACAAGCTATTAACATTTCTTAGCGCTGTAGGGAACATTCAACCAGCACTGCAATATATAAACTGGTATGAATATCTTACTCAGATTGTTAGCAGTCTAAGTCTAAATGCTCAGGGTTTAATTAAGACTCAGGAAGAATTAATGGCAGAGCAACAACAAATGCTGCAAATGCAAGCAGCACAAAATATTATAGGTGGAGGTGTGTAGTATGGAGGAAAGAAAAATTGGGTTAGAAGAAGGTAAAGAATTGGTGGAAGCTCAAGAGGTTAAAGAAGAAAAGGCAGTAGAAGCTCAGCCTCAAGAAGCAGCAGAAGTTAAACCTGAAGAAGCTAAAGAAGCTCCAGTAAAACCTTTGCTATCCACTGAAGAAGCCCCGCAAGTAAAGGAAGAGAAAGAGAAGACTAAGGTAGCTATAGATGATATACTACCAGAATTGCAATCACTAATTTACAAGGATAATCTTAGCGATGATGACTTAAAACCATTTTTAGACAAAGGGTTTACTAAGACAGAGCTACAGTTGGCTATCAAAGGTCTGCGCTCAGAAGCAGACGCTATCTTAGACAAGCTTTATGATACCGTTGGTGGCAAAGGTACATTTACTAACATGGCTGAGTGGGCAAACAAAACACTGTCTAAGGAAGAAAGGGAGGAGTTTAATGCACTTATGCTTTCTGGAGACCCTAAGGTCATGAAATGGGCTTTATTAGGATTGAAAGCTCAGTATCTTGCTAATACTCAACAAGTTTCAGGAGGATACATTGACGGTAGTGCTAATACCAGGGAAGATATAGTACCCTTTAGCTCTCCTCATGAAATGTTTGAGGCACTAACGGACACTAAGAAGCTACAGAATCCTAAGTATCGTGAGCTGGTGGAAAAGAGAGCACTAATATCTAAGTTTGACTAATGCTGCTTAAGAAAGAAGAAGCCTCCCTTAGGGGAGGCTTTTTATTTTGTTTATTAATAGTAATATAATCGTGTTGACAAATTAAGGGTAAAAGAAGAGGCAGATGC